TACGCGCCGCTGGCGTCTGGCCAAATTCCACAAGCCAAGCCTTCAAGCGGCGGTCTGCATCCATCAGCGCCGAATAAGCCGGGCGCATCCGCTCCATCTCGCCGCCTGCCTTGGTTTCCACCACCTGAAACCGGCCATTGACGGCAATGTCTTGGCGCAGCGCCACAATCTCTGCATAAGTCTCGGCGACCTGTTCCAGCGCCGCCGCGTCCGCCTCAGTCAGCACGCCAGAACGATCCAGGATCGCAGCAAACCGGCCCCAGGCTACGCGCGCATCCGGCGAAAGATGCTCCGGCGGTGACGGAATGACGCGGGCAGGCTTCGGTTCGGCGCCGTTAAGGGGGCGCTTTCCAGGATTACCGGCAATCAGCTTCAAATGCGACGGTTTTGGCCTTCTACCGGCCATAACTTTTACCTTTCATTTCGCGGCGCTGTGCGGGAAGGCCCCCATATTCGGTGTCCGCCCCCAAGCCAAAGATTTCGCCCCCCCCTACCCCTAGCCGCGCCCGAAGCGTGGCCGCTGGGCAGGCTTGGCAGGCTGGGCCGGTATCGGCCAGCCATCCGCGTCGCAACCCGCCACACGGCCCTCATAGAGGCGCGGGCGCATGTTGTGGTGGCGATGGCAAAGGCTACGCAAGTTGGGCAAAGCATCGGCCCCGCCGGCGTCGCGCTGTTTGATATGGTCCACCACTGAGGCGCGGGCGCCGCAGCCTGGTATGACGCATTGAAAGCCATCGCGGCGCAGGGTGGCAAGGCGCAGCGCCTTCCATTCGGCTGTCTGATAGTATGGGTGCGGCATGTGGTTCCGGTCACGACCATCACGGAAAAAGACTGAACCCTCGGCCCGTGTTGACGCTTTCGCGCTGATCGAGGTGATACGCCTGCCGGATCAAGCGCAGGAGACAGCCTCGGGCATAAAAAAGCCTAGCTGCCTTCCGGCGCTAGGCGCAACTGTAATCAATAAACTGCGCTTACAAGCCCTGAGAGGGCTTGTCAAGCCTTTTTTGGCTAGTTTTTCACATGCCCCAAAACTCGGCCAAGCGCCGCAATCCTGCCCGGACAGCGCCCGGATGTTCAGGCGTCAGGTTCCAGCATATCGCCAGCTTGACGGAAGATCGGTGCAGATCAAGCACCTGATCCGCCTCGCGCAACTGCGCCAGCAACCACACCAGCCTATCTCCAGGCCCGGTATATCCGCCGCCGCCTATGCCAGCGGCGCGAGGCTTACCCTCGGACAATAGCGCCGCTTCTTCGCTCCAAAGACTGTATCGGTCTGCCGCCTCATGCTCGGCATCGGTCAGGCGTCCATCGCACCACTCGGCGTGATACCAAACCCGCACCCGCGCGCCTCGCACCGTGCGGCTGGGCTGTTCGGGATCGGCTCGGAAACCGACTGTTACATCACCCCGCGCCACCCGGACGGATGGGCCGAGGTCCGCTTCTGCGCCTTGCGGGGGGCGCTTTTTCGGCTTGGGCATGGCGATGGCTCCTGTCATGGGGTGTTACCGCGTAACCGGCCTGCAAGCCCGTTAAAACGTGCTACAAGGGCTTCCAGGTATTCCCGGCCCGGTTGGTCTAGGTTCGGATGCTGTAGCGCCTCCTGAGCGGCCCTGGCGCGGCGCTGGCATTCATCGGCAAGTGCGTCATCGGCATGGGCGCGCGCGACTTGGGCGGGGGTTAGGTCCATCAGCGCCACCGCTTGCCGTGCTGGGGGGTGCGGCGCTGCGCCGCGATGCGGCGCGGGATCAGGTGGTCGGCGATGGCGCTGGTCAGGCCGGCGGGGGGTGGCCAGGGCTGGCCATCGGCAGTCCATTGGTCAAAGGCCGCCTTGATGCTGACCTTAGTCGGGTAATTGCGCGCGGGGTCGAAATTGCCCTCTTCTTTTTCGTTACGCTTTGTGTTTTGTTCAGCCGGGACAGGACCGGACCGGGACATGTCCCGACCCGTGACACCGGGACAAAATCCCCCCCCCTTTAGGGGGGGGGGGATAGAATGTCCCGGTATGTGTCTCTCGCCGCCGGTCAAAATGTCCCGTTTTGTCCCGTTTTGTCCCGGCATGTCCCGGTCACTTTGGGGGGTAAAAAGTGATAGTTGGTTGCGCGCGATTACCATTTCAGACCGCCCAAACTGTGTCATGATGCACCCCAATTTGGCCCTTCTGTGCCAGCCCATCGGCTGCCCGGCTGAATGCTTTTTTCTTGGCGTCATGCGTCTCAGCAGTTGAACGCGCGAAAAATGTCTCCCGCCAGGCGTGTTTGCTGGTTGCCGATTTCACGCCCGCTTCTGCCGCCTGAAATGGCACTTGGCAGGGTTGCGTCGCCATCACGTCATGCAGGATTCGTAGCGCCATGGCCTCGCCATTGGTAAGGCTTGCGCGCGGCTTGGCGGGCCGGTCATCGGTCGCCTCAACCACGCAAGACGTGACCGGCTTGCCGCGATGGTTTAGGCCAAGCTCCACCCGTTTCAGGGTGAACCCGAAAACCCCGTCAATCTCCAGTTCGCGCTGTTTGGTTACTTTGGCGATTGACGGGCTTTCGCTGTCTGCCCGGCTAATCTCAATCTCTGTATCGGTTGCGGCGCGTAGCAGGCTATGGCCTCGGGCGCCTTGGGCTTGGTCTTTCCCGCTGTGGTGTATCCATGCCACATGGGCGCCGGTGGCCTGCCTGATCCGGTCAGAATTGACTACTAGGGCGCCCATGTGCTCGGCGCTGTTCTCGTTGCCGCCGGCCATGGCCCGGCTCAGAGTATCCATGACGACAAGCCCTACCGGAATTGCCATGCGCTCGGCTGCGGCCATGATCGCGTCGATCAGCCGGGACGTGTCTGCCTTGGGGTCTAGCAAATTCAATGCCACCGGGATGATGGCGAAGGGGATTTCCTGCCCTGTCAGCCCGCAGGCTAGCGAAAAGGCTGCTACCCGGTTTTGTATCCCATGTGCGCCTTCCATGGCGCAGTAAATCACGCCAGCCCTATCCACCTCACGCCCGCGCCATTCCAGGCCCAAGGCAACATGCAAGGCCAGGTCCGTCATGAAAAACGTCTTGCCGCAGTTGGAAGGGCCATAAATCACTGACATGGCCGCTTTGATGATCAGGCCTTCCACAAAATCTTCAGCTTTCAGGGCGGGTTTCACGTCCTGAAAATAGATCAGGGGCAGGCTGGTGGATTTACCCGCGCCGCTTGTGCCTTCAATCTTTTCCACCGGCAAGCCTATGTCCGGCTCCGGCTCTGCGATCCAATGATCCGGCGCTTCGTCAAGCGGCGGCGGCTCGGGCCGTGTCGGGGTGTATTCCTCGACTATGCGGCGGATGAGGCGCGGCGGGGTTTCGCGTGGCTTTGCCATGCCTGCCCGGAATGCGTCGCGTAGGGTTTTCTCGGCTGCCCGAAAATCATCGCAGCGGTGCCGGATGCCTGCCAGGGCGGAGCTCAGGGCCGCGAAGGATGGTCCTTCAATCAATTCTCCCGCCGCGACTAGGCCGCCGATCGAGAACGCTGCCCGGTTTAGGGTGTCATGCTTTGCCCCGTCAGGCGCGCTCAGGATGGCTTGGCATTCATTGTCCAAGGCGCTTAGGCCGTATCTTGTGCCGTCGCCGGATTGGCGCGGCGCGGGTGCCGGGCGGGGTGCTTCCAACGCTTTGGGCGGGTCTATCAGGTCCAGCAACCATGCCGGGGCAGGCGCTGGCGCAATGGCCTGATCCACCAGATAGCCAGGACTTGGGGGCGCGATGATGTAGCCGCCGCTGCCTCGCACGTCCACGCCAAGCGCGATGCGTCCGGCGCTGTTGCGGATGGTTCGGCCTTCCGGCATGGCGAATAGCAGGTGAACGCCGCCTGATCGGGTGCGGTGCCGGCGCGTTTCCGGTATCCGATGCTGGTTTGCTGCCAGCCATTCCAGTCCGCCGCCGCCGTTTTTCACGTCTAGGTCAAGCGCAAAAAACCCGGACGTATCGCCTGTAGGGACGCCGATCATGGCCGCGCCTGGCGTGGCGAATTGGCGCTCTATCTCTGCCGCGTCATGCGTGGCGTCATGGAAGCCGTGTTGTGTAACGGGGCGCTTGTCTGGCCCGCAGGCAAAGACCGGCATGCGCATTTCCTGGGCAAGCCATAGGGCGGACGCTGTCAAGCTCATTTCTTCGCGCCTTTTCGCTTCCATGTCTCAAAATGCGCCTCGCGCTCCGCGTCCTCTACCGGGTCCGGCACGCGCTCGGCAAGGTTGCGGGCGAAGCGCTCATAAAAGGCAAGGCGCTCTTCTAGGGTGGACGGGACGGGTTCGGGCATAAAAAACCTCTTGACACTTAGGCCCGATGGGCCTAGATACAATTCATGTTCAAGCCCGCCACCCGCCCCGCCCTTCCCGCCGATGCAATCGGCTTCATCAGCCACCGCGACGACCGCCCTGAGCGCCTGGCGCTGTTCAAGGCCGACGGCAGCCTGTCCAACACGTTCCGCATTGACGAAACGATTGAGACGCTGCGCCCCGCCCTTGCGGCGGCTGGCATGACGGTTGACGCGCAAGGCATTGTCCGCCGTGTCGCCTGAGCAATTCCGGGAAGCGATTGCGGCGCTTGGCATGAACCAGCGCGAGGCAGCAATGGCGCTTGAAGTGGATGATCGCACGGTGCGGAAATGGGCGCTTGGAGAGCGTGCCATCCCTGGCCCGGTCCGGGCTGCTTTACGCGGCATGCGTAGCCTCCGCGCTTGCCGTTGCGGCGATG